TTTTTCTTGATGTCTATCTTTACCGTGATTCCTAGGTTCTTAGGACGGCCCTTTACTGTTTTCTTGATACGGCCCTTTTTGCTAGTCCAGATTTCACAAGCGGCGTAGAACGTTAACGCCCTTCCTCCTGACCTGGATTTCGTTTGAAACGGCCCGCCATTTAGGGAATCCCGGGTTTGGTTTACTACTACAAGAATGCTTCCCATTTTCCTGATACGTGGGATGTGCTGTCTTAGCATACTAGAATTAACCTTAGCCTTACCATCTCCATAGGAACCTGATACAGCCTTGTTTTTTCTATATGCCTGTTTTGTTTCCTCAAATTTACCGCGTTCAAGATCGGAAGAAAGGGCGTCCATTGAATCTAAGATATAGATAAATGGTACACCTCCTTTAATGGCGTCATCTAGATTGAAATAGAAGTCTTCTACTGTATCGGAATAAGTGGGCTCCCCGTTTTCGTCTATTCTAGGCGCCTCTATTCTTTCCATAGTACTCTTCCCAAACATTTGTTCTATGTCAAAAGAACAGCCCCCTTCAGTGTTATCATATAGAAGCCTGTACTTTTCGAATCTAGGATTCGAGCAAGCCTCCGCAAACATTGTCATAGCAAATAGTGTTTTAGCAGACGACGAATCGCCTACGAAAAAGTAGTATTTCCCTGCCCCTAATCCACCTGTGGCTTTACCTGATATTGCCAAGTTTAGCAGTGTACTACCTGTGGATAGCATTATTTTTGTAGGTCTGTCATCTTTGTACATGTTATACCCTTTACTAGAGAACTGTTTCATATACTCTGGTATATCCATGCCTGAGAAACGGCATAAAGCATCTAGTGTTTTGTTTGTCATAGTGAAAAACAAAGGCGGCTCAAAAGACAATTGTCTAACTGAGCCGCCCATGTTGACCCCTTATAGGTTACACTGTACTACATTTGCACAATGGGATTAGATACTATCTGAGGCCTCGGCGCATTCGTCGTATAGGCGGCAATCTGCGCATTCCTCAAACTCAGCCCAATCCTCGCCGAATGTTCCGCCTTGCGGGCATTTTGAGCGTTTGGTTTTCTGTTTCTTTACTTTTCTAGTACGCTGTTTCTTTACTTTTCTAGGTGGCTCATACTCTTCCTCTTCCTCTTCCTCTTCCTCTTCATCCTCATCTTCTAAGTATTCTTCCATCTCCTCTTCTAGTTCCTCATCCTCGTCATACGGTTCATCTTCATCGTCATCGTCGTCTAGTACACGTGGTTTGCTTTTCTTCACAGGTGTACTATCTTTCTGCTCTTCATCCGTCTCTAGTTCTTCAGTACCCTCGAACATTGCGAGAATTTTCTTTTGTGGTAGTACAATGATTGTACTATCGAGGGGCGGCAGACCTTCTAGTAGGCTTTCGTCATATTGCTTTTCGCGTTCTACAAAATCAGGTTTGCTACAAAGGTAGTACGCAAAAGAGCCGATATACCCTTCCTCGAAGTGTGCCTTGATAGTAAGCCCCGAATCCAGGTCGGCAAATCTCAGAATTTCCTCGTAATCTTCATCTTCATCTTCTTTAGCCGCTTCAATTCTTGTTTGCAGCCCTTTACCAAAGTTATGATATGAAGATTCGAATATTTGAATACCGGAATCCCTATCTCGTACATCAACAATGTAGTACAGTTGGCGTTTCTTGGGTTTTAGCGCCTGCCGATAATCCTCATCATTTTCTGAGGGGTCTTTTTGTACGTCATCCCACATGTCACAAATAGGACATTTCTTGCCTATTGTTCTAGGACAGACAATCGCCTTTTTGCTGGGCCCCACATTAAAGTGAGCAAAATAAGTGTACTCGTAGTACAGTTCACCAACATCTGCGTATGGTGTTGGTCTACTGACCTCATACGGTATGACGTCAAATTTGTAGATGCCCGCCTTGGCGATTTTGAATAGTTTATTTCCTTCAGTTTTCAGTGTACCACCTGTGGAGCCGCGCATCTGTTGTGAGCGTTCTACAGATTTAGCACAGCTACGGCCACTGCCCCGTACCTTTCGTTTTCCTCTAGTTCGCATATTATTCTCCTTTACTAGGTTAGTATAACAGACCCTTTTTCTCTTTATTAGGTCTGTACTCAAACTTTTCTGCGCATCTTTCCCTTGCCATTATAGCATATTCTTTTGATATTTCGCTTCCTACGAATTTCCTATTCAACGCTTTACACACCACAGCTACTGTACCAGAGCCCATAAACGGGTCATATACTAGTTCACCTTCTTTAGACCAAGAGCGTATGTGATCCGCAACTATCTGTATTGGGAATGTAGCAGGGTGTGTTTCCCCTTTTCTAGGTTTGGGGTGTATTTTCCAAATGTTGAATCTGATTCCGTAATCCGCATTTATACGGCCCGATGTGGCCTTTTCGTGCAATCTTCCATCTGCTTCCCTAACTGTACCAGTACGGCGCGTTCCTGCATGTATATTAGGGCGGTCCTTTATTGGGGTAAAAGTTTTAGGATACCCCTTAGTTAGTACAAACATATATTCAAAGACCTGTGCATACCTGTTTTGAAGGGCGCCCACAGTTGCTAAACACCCTTTATTCCAGATCATCGTATCATTAATATTGAACCCGATTTCCTTTGCAAATAGGGCTTGTTTGAACGATGTGCCTGTTTCACTGCCATCTTGTGTAGCATCCCCTACCACCCAAACTAGTACACCACCTTTTTTTGTGACTCTGTATAGCTCTTCTAGTACAGGCTTCCAAACATGCTCCCCCCATGTCTTATGTATATTATCGTTGTAATGCCGAATGTCATCGTAGGGTGGCGAGGTCACAGTCAAATCTACGAATTCTTCAGGCATTCTTTTCATAGTACGGACACAATCCTCATTATATATCCGTCCTAGTTTGATACTACGCATTCTTTTTCCCTTTATTCAGTTCCCTTTTCACGGCTGTATTAGCTGCTCTAGCTTTGGCCTCTTGCCCATAATTGCCGTTTCCTTCAGTATCTCTAGGCTCTGAATAGTAATCACGCCCATGTAGTACGACAAGATTTTCTAGGGCGCGTCTCTTGTGTTCAATAGCAGAAACAGCGGCCATGGCTGTATTGGATTGCTTACTTGCTTGTATTACGTGTTCCTCTGCTTCTTTCACCTTCTTATGTAGAGTCACAACTGTATTAGTTTGCTGTACAGTTGGCTTACCAGATAGCCCGTACTTTTCCGGGTTCTTATGCACCCGCATTGTGACCTCAGCCTTTACCATTTCAAGACGGGTCTTTGCGGCGTCTAGATTTTCCCTTGCCCATGCAGCATTCTGTCCTATTTCCATAGCTAACTTGGGCTGTGCAAGCCATTCTTTATCGAGCGCGTAGATGTCAATTTCAAATGGGCTTTTGTCTTGTGTCATTGTACTATGCTCCTGTGATTGTTTCAATGATGCGGAAAATTGCATTGTTGAAAGCAGCCTTACCACCATCATAGAACGGCTGTTCTAGCATTTCAATAGAGACAGATGCGCGTTTCTGTTTATCTCCGCGTGCATTAAGTAGTACAGTGTTCATATAGCCTAATATTGCATGGCGTGCTTGCTCTGGTTCAATTTCACCCGCTTTCAAACTCCCCGCTATAGTTGCCCAATTGTCACCATTTACAATACTTCTACAGATACGTAGTACAGTGTTTTCCTCCTCTGCATATTTTTGAGCGGCCTCTACCATTTCATCGCTATCAAGGCCAGATATACGGTCGAGTAGTACAAGGGCCAGTCTACCACTACCCATTGAAGATTGTACTATAGAATCTAGTACATCGTCTGGAATTTCGATACGTTCCTTTTTCGCCACAGCCTTAACTAACTGTTCTAGCTGTGCATCGTCTAGCGGGAGCATATCAAACCTAGACGCTCTTGTACGAATTGTTTTGATCAACTTGTCTGGATTAGTAGTACAGAAAATAAAGTAAACATGCGGGGGTGTGTCTTCGAGGGCTTTCAGAAAAGCCAAATGGCCTATCTTTCCGATAATTTTACCTTTGTCGTCGGTTACGAGAATGGCCCGGAACGGGTGCAGGTTGGGCGGCACCTTTTCCTGTGATTTGCGCAATGCTTTTACAGCTTCGAGCAGTGATGCATCCTGTCCAACGGTTGCA